AATGGATACCAAATGGCTGATCAAATACTTGAGCTAATGTGTTTTTGCCACCATTATAGAATCTTGTATTTTCTATAACACCACCTGCCTTACCAGTTTCAATTTTAGGGTTAGAATACTGTAAGCCAAACTGACTAATAAGGAATAACTTACCGTCATTGCTTTTTAAGAATTTACTTATACGGAAACGATCTAATTCAGCCGCGTTAGCAGCTAAACTACCTCCTCTAATAGGAAAGTCTGGTCCTACGCTTAAATTACTAAGGGCGTCAGCAACTCGAGAATTAATTGGTATTTGAACAAAGGGCTGTCCACTATCGCCACCACCTTTTTGGTCTTGGCCATAACGTAAACTTTTTAGGTTCGTTTTTAGATTTTTTAGTGACATCCATTTATTTGGTTTACTTTGGTAAGTTGTCTGTGTATCTAGTGATCTTGTTTGGATCTAAGATAGATGGTTTAGTCTTCTTCATGTACTTGAAAAAAGGCGACTTCATAACGCTTTCCAATGTTGGAGTGTCGTTAATTGATGCCTGATTGTGAAGTTTAGATAAAGGATCAACAGATGTTGCTGGTCTTTGACTATCACCTAATTTTAAACCAAGTTGTGATGCTTGTGCTTGTGGTTTAATTGCCATGTCTATATTTGTTTTATATAAATATTATATTATTTTATTCCTGAGTATTGTGTATTCATTCTACTCATTACTTTACGTGTGATCACATCGCCATCTAATGTCATACCACTATTGTCTTGTACAGCCATTGCAACCATTTGACCTGATGCTTTAGTTGCGTTAATTACTTCATCAAGTTTAGTACTTAACGCAGCGATAGCGTTTGCTAATGGATCAATTAATTTTTCAACAGGTGATACAATTTCTGCTTTACCACCTTCAGCTACACGTATTGTTTTACCACCTGGTGTAGCTGGTATAACACCACCATCTTTAAATCCTGGGTAGTTGGCCTGTTCAAGTTCTTTTTTATAGAATGTGTTTAATACTGATTTACCAATGCTTCCTGAAAGTCCTTCAGCATTATCAGCTAATAAACCTCCTAAATATTTTCCTAAACCATCACCTGCTGTATAAGCTATAGCTGATACTAAGAAACCAGGTATTCCAGCTATATTTAATAAGTTAACTAATCCTGTAGCTCCAACACCTCCTAAAACACCACCTATACCACCAATAGTTCTTTTACCTACTGATTTAGCTAATTCATCTGGTGATAATCCTTGCCCAATAAGATCTTTGATGTCTGAATTGGCAAAATATGCTTCAAAAGCAGATGATAAACCACCATATTTTAATGCTTTACCAAAGAATGAACCCGCTTTACCTTTAAATACATCACCAAATTTTTGTAATGGATTAATTTTACTAGCAAATTCTTTAACACCTGTTAGTCCTGAAGCTATTTTACTAAGAAGTCCTCCACCTCCTGATGATACAACTTTAGCGGTTCCTGCTCCAAGAGCTTTTTCAGCAGCAGCACCATATAATGGTTTGCCTACTGATTTTCCAGCTGTACTTATTACTTGTTTACCAGCTCCTTCTAATGCTGCTTTAGATAAACTACCACCTGTTTTAGCTAATAATTTTTCTGATGCTACTTTACCTGTTGTTTGTGTAAATCCTGGAATTCCTGCTTTGGCTAGAGCACCTCCTATAGCGACAAACATTGGATTAAGAGGTGAAGAACCACGAGTGAAGAATTTAAATAGACCACTTAATGCTTTAAATCCTAAAAATATAGCTCCTACTGATGCTACTTTTTCAATAGCACTTTTCATGGAGTCAGATAAACCTAACTTATCCTTAAATGACTTAACCTTATTGTTAGTTTCATCTAAGGCTTTATTCATACCATCTATACTACCTGTTCCTCCATCAAAGTAAGAAATAAGTTTAGATGCTCCATCAGCTATACCAATTAAGAAGTCAGCTGCTTTAGATAATGGGATAAGTAATTTCTCAGCTAATGCTAAGAACTTATCTGTTAACGCGTTTATTTTATCTTGTCTAGATGCTGTAGCAAATTGTTGAGTTAATGAGTTATTACCTAATATTTGTAATGCTTCTTGAGTACCAACTTCTTTTTCTAATGTTTTAAATCTCTTTTGAGCATCTTCAACACTACTTTCTCCTAATGCTTTTAATGCATCTTGTGTTTCAAGTGTTTTAGCCAATTCATCCCTACTTAAACCAAATGCTTTAGCTAATGAATTTTGCTGAATAACATTCATGTTTTGGAAATCAGCAGATGTACCTAATTGACGAGATAATTCTTTAGCTAATTCAACACTGTTACCTTGTAAAGCAAACGCTCTAGCTCTTTCTAGATTTAAGTCTTTATTTGTTAATAATTCAGCTTCAAACTCACTACTGATTGATTCTTCAAAGTTTAATAATGAGTCAGCTATCTTATTTAGATCATCTAATTCAAAGCCTAATGATTTTGCTTTAGTTATTGCTCCCGCTATACCATCAGGAAACTTAGCTAATGTTAAACGAGTAGCTGCTGATGTTTTTCCTATAGCATCCATTACTGAACGTAATGAAATAGAGCTTTTATTTTGTAAGTTAAGTTTAGTAACAGTGACTGCTGTTTCTTGAGCTATCTTTCCTACTGGTTTGCCTGTAGATGATGATATTCTAAAAAGTGCTTCAGCTGCTTCTTTTGAAAATTTACCTTGCTCAACCATTTTGGTCATGTAAGCAAGATTAACAGCTAATGTACTTCCTATTTTAGTGTTAGGAGCAATTCCTAAACTAACAGATGAAGCAATATCACCAAATACTTTAGCAATTTTTCCTCCAGTAAGAAATAACTCACCAGATACATTACCAACACTATTAAGTTGTTGTCTTAAATCAAATGCGTTATCACGAGATGTACCTAACGCTCTAGCGAATTCAGAGGCGTCTTTATCTAATTCTTTAAATCTATTTATTAGTCCAACTACAACAGCAGTTAAACCACCAACTATAAGATCAGTTAAAGTAAGAGACTTAACTAGATTAGAGCCTAATTCTTTTAATAATTTACTAGCTACAGAAAAACTACTAACAGTTTCTTTACTTGCATCAACAAATTTCTTTGTTTTAGTGATAGCGTCATCAATACCAAGAGCATCAGCTAATCTACCAAAACCAGCTTTAGTTAAACTTTTACCAATACCTTCAACCGCCGCTCCAAATACACCTACTTTTTTGTTAATACTATTAAATTTAGTTTCTGTTTTATCTAAACCAGTTAGTATTTGGTCAATTGTATTATCTTTTCCTAAAGCTTCAGTAATGTTTGTAATATAGTTTGCAACAAGTTTTCTTCTATCTGCTAATTGAGTTCCTTTTTTAATTATTTCATTAAATTTTTCCTCTTGAACTTCACGCTTTTCACCATATAAATTTAATGCTAGTAATTTATTTCTTTGTTTTTCTTTTGCTTTATCATTACTTTTTACCTCCGCGTCAAGATTCTTTAATTCTGTAGCTAATAATTCTTTAGCGGTTGATAATCTCTTCTGCTCACCAATAATAGATTGTCTTAAGTTGGCAAATGTTTTTTTCTTAACATCACTACTGGTAACATCAATGTTTAGTATTTTACTTGATATACTATATAAGTTATCAAATCCTTTCTTAGTTTCTCTAACTTCAATACTGCTTTTACTAATTTCAGATACAATACCTGATAATGATTTAAAAGCAGTTCCTAATGAATCATTTATTTCATTAAATTCTTTTTGTAATAAAGCAGCAAAATTTTTAGCATCTTTAATATTTTTAGAATAAGCTTCCAGTAAAGATATGTCAATATCTTCATTGTTTATTTTACGATACAATTCTTGGATACGTTTGAGTACCTGTTCTTGCTCTTTTAAATCATCTGTTTGCTTGGATGTAGCCATGTCTATGTATTACTCAAATAAATATAGAGGCGTACTATTTTTTAAACGGCTTAGCTACTGTTTGCGAGGATGCCGCAGGTTGCGGAAGTACGCCAGGTTTAGCGATTTTTTGTGCGGTCATATCGGTTTTATTCGTCAATACGTTCTCGGCTTTATCACGTTCTTCATTTATTCTTTCAAAATGTTCGTTGATAAAGTTAAACGTAGTTTTACGTAACCATATAGGCATGTTATAGACAGTATTCCAATCGTAGCCACCGCCACCATGGAATACTATCTCATGTATTTCTCTGAATATGTTTAGTCTAATACTAGGCGTCAGGCCAAAAAAAGTTAACTCCTACTGGTATAGTCACGCCCTCCTCTACGCGACCATTTCCTTCATAAGTGAATTCAAGTTTAACATCTGGCATTACATCACCAACATGTTTTTTAAATGCTCTTGAATCACGAGCGATGAATTGATTATCAATAAAATCTTTAATCACATTTCTATCGCGATCACCATTAACTGATGTGATCATGTATTTAAGACGAGTTGTATTATCAAATGAACCTTGTGGTGTTAATTTTCTTAACGCCTCTAATTCACGATCAATATCTTGTTCGTCTTTATGAGTAAGTAACTTAAATGTCACTTCATTATTTGTATGTGGTAACTTGAACTTAAACTCATTAGTGTTTGGAGCCATTAAATGAGACTCATCAAATTTCTTTTCTTCTAATGCTGATAAATCAACTGTTATTTCTTCGCCATTATAACTGAATGTATAGTCAGCGCCATATCCTAAGATACGAGCAGCAACTAATATAGCGTTTTTATCACCTACTACTAAATCGTTGTAGTTGATTTTAGACACGATTAATGACTGAAGTAATTTATCAATTACTGTACCATTAGCGATGAAGTTTCTGTTTGTAAGAATATCTTCTTCTTTAGCAGTCATGTACTTCATTTCAATAACGCCGCTTGATAATGGGTTTTCTTTTGAGTAAACTAAACCACGAGATGGTAGTTCAATTTGTTCCGTTGGAATGTTCGACTTAGATGCAACTTGTGTTTGATCCATAACAATATTAATATTTTGTATATATAAATATAAGCAAAAAGAAGGCATCTACCAAAAGGTAAATGCCAACTTTTATATAGTTTATGTATATCTTAGAAGTTCAAGATGCAATAATCCATTGCAACTGTTACACCTAATGTGATTGCTGCGTCTGCGCTCCAATCATAATCACCCGCTGTGAATGACTTAACATAAGCACCTTTTACAATCCACTCACCTACGATATCACCAACTGGACCTAAGATGTCTAAAGTCAAATCTTTCTTATAGAAATCAGAATAACCGTCACGGCCTGTTACTGATTCATGTGATAAACGTACCCATTCCATTACTGCTTGAGCACCAGATGGAGTAACTGGATCGTATAATTCTAGTGTCATATCCTGCCACTCAGCTTTTCCTTTTAACTTACGGTAAACGTTGATATGATCAAGTTTGATTTCTGTAAAGTTAACTGAAGGAGCTGATGCTTTCTTAATTAAGTATGATGGAATACCATCTATATACATGATAAAGCGATTCTGAACTTTTGGTTCATACGCTGTAAACATTATTTCGTTCGGGTTTAATACTGCCATGTCTTGTTGTGTTTAATATAAATATATTAACTATTTATTTGTTATTCGTTAGGTCCTAAATCTTTACTTGGATCAGCTGTTCTAATCGTTTTACCGATTTGAGCTAACTTATTGTACAAATCAGGATTTTTTGCTTTGATTTTATCTTGCCATTTAGTGATTGCAACACTTGTACCAGCAATTCCACCAATACCAGCTAATACTCCTAAAATATCTGCTACAGCAGATGGGTCAAATGCTTCGTCCATGTTTGTGTCAGACATTTCTTCCATATCTTTTGCACCATACATTTCTTCAACTTTTTGCTTCTTACCTTTTTTACCTTTAAGCATAGCAATTTTGTCATCAACTTTAGCTTTTAGTTCTTCTAATTGCTTAAGTTGTTTTTCTTTCTTAGCATTTGCAACCGCTTCCTTAGCTTCTTCAACAGCTTTTTTAGCTTTTTCTTCTAATGACTCAGATAACTGAGTGGGAACTTTGATTCTTATTTTCATTTATTAAGTTTTTTACTGATTAAGCTGGGAATGATGCACCAGTTGGAGTGATGTTGAAGTCAATTAATATGAATTCAGCAGTCTTAGTTGGTTGTAAATAAACTTGACCTACTAATTGATTTCTATCAACTACATCAGCCGTGTTATTTGTATCATCCATTACTACTTTGAATGCGAATAAACCTTGTCTTTGTTGTACTGTAGTTAAGTAAGGATTTACTTGATTCAAGAATCTATTTCTTGTTACAGCTGTATTTTGTTCAAATACTAATTGACGAGAAATACCACCAATGTAGCGTTTTAAGTCAATCAACAAACGACGAACGTTTACTCTATCTAAAGCAGTTGCTTGTGTTTGTAATGTTTTCTGACCATAAGCAACAACACCAGTACCTGGGAAGGTAGCTAATGGGTTAACTTTGTTTGAATACAATGTATCTCTATCAGTTGGAGACAATCTTCTTTCAGCTTGTACTACACCTGGTAATCCACCTCTGTTGATACCTGCTGGAGCAAACCATGCAGCTGATACTTGATCAGTAAATGCATAAACAGCTGGCATTACAACTGAAGCTGGTACCCAAAGTAATTTACCTGTTTCAGGTCCTACTACTTGTAACCAAGGCCAATATGTTGCAGCGTAGCTTGAATTTTGAGCAGCCGCTTGTGTAGTTACAGTAGCTAAGTTTTGACCATAAGATACTGAATCTATAATATAAATTGCATCACCTCTATCTTGTACATTAGACAATAAAGTTGTGATTGCTGAAGTACCGTTTTGTAAGTTCAAACCTGGAGTAGATAAGATATTGAAATCGTAGTTATCTTGGTTTGATAACAAGTTAGCAGCAATTGTATAATCACCTACTAATACACCTTGAATGTTGTTAGCATTTGTAGTACCTGCTACTGTTTTAATACCATCAAACATATTCAATGCAGCTGAACCTGTACATCCAAATAATGGACCAGTAGCTGTACTGAATGAGCCACTTCCTACTGCTGGTAATGATGCTGTATAAGCATTATTAGCACTACCATCGTTGTTGAAATAGCTTGGAGTTGGTCTATCTACAGATTTAACACGTACGTAACGTGATTTGTTTGTGTAAGAACCACTTGTTTGGATGTAGTAGTTACCACCATCACTTACTGGAGTGAATGCTTGGTTACCAATTACAGCCTCAATATAGTTGTTAGCATTAGGATCTAATGATAAGTTAGACCATGTTTCTAAAATAGTTTTTGTATTTGAATTATCATCTCCTCTACGGATCAATAATGTAAATGCACCACTACCTGAGCTTGAGTTAGCGATTTCCCAACGAATATTTTCTGAAGTACCATTCACTAATGAACCAGTACCAATTTCATTACCTGAGTTGTTCATAAGAGCACCAACAGATAATGTTTCAAGTTGGAATGAAGCTGTAGCGTTACCGTAATTTGAAACTACATTAGATGAAGCAGCAGTATAAGAACCAGATGCTACTCTAGCTACTAATACGCTTTCACCTCCTTGTTGGAAGTAGTTATTTACAGTGATTGAAGTCAAGTATTCGTAGTTAGCACCACCTGATACAAACATTCCACCAAACTTATTTACGTAGTCTGAATATGAAGTTACAACAGTTGGGATGTTAACTGGTCCTTTTACGGTTGGACCTACAACAGCTAAACCAGTTGATACAGTACCAG